GAGACGGCCGCAGACTTCGCGGCCCTCATCCACACTAACAGCCCCGGCGGCGACAACGGGGCAGCCGAGATGCCGGCGTGGGAAACCATGCCGATCGTGCGCGGCACGATCATGTCGCTGCCCGACCAGTGGGACGCAACGCAACTCAAGCCGGAACACCCGACCACCACCTATCCGGATTTTGAAAAGCGGCTCGTCAATCAGATTGCCCGCAGTTTGGATATGCCCTACATCGTGGCCGCGATGGATTCATCGGCCGCGTCTTACTCGTCCATGCGGGGCGACTACCTCGTGTACCGCAAGGCGATCGCGACCCTGCGGGCCGACCTTGAGCGGCACGTCCTCGACCGATTGCTGGCCGCGTGGTTCGACGAGGCCGCGTTGGTGCCAAATCTGATCCCCCGCGGCCTGCCGCCGATGGCTCAGTGGACGTGGTCGTGGACGTGGGACGGTTTTGAACACGTCGATCCGTCGAAGGAAGCGTCGGCATTGGAGACCGCCCTGCGGACTCACACGACGACGCTGGCCGCGGAGTACCAGAAGAAGGGCAAGGACTGGCGGCAGGAGTTGAACCAGCGTGCCCAAGAAATCGCCGTGATGAAGGATCTCGGTCTGTTCGTGGACCTTGAGCCCGAAGCCACCAAATCGGAGGCCGTGCCGGCCGAATGAGCACCACAAACACCAACGCCGCCCCAAGCCGCCTCACGCTGTCTGCCGACTTCGCCGTGGCCGCCGCCGCGTCGGACGATTCGCAGCCCACTTTCCGGCTTGTCGCCTACACCGGGGCACCGATCCGGCAGTCGTGGTCTCGGAACGCCCTCGTCCTTGATCTCGCGGGCATGGACTTATCGAACCAGGCGATCCCGATCCTGTTCGGCCACGACGCCTCCTTGGAGTCGGTCGTCGGCCAAGCCACCGCGGTCACAACCGACGGCTCCACGCTGATCGTGGAGGGCGTCGTCCTTGGCGTCAGCGAGACGGCCCAGCGGGTGCTGGAGCTGGCACGCCGCGGCATGAAGTTCCAGGCCAGCGTCGGTGCCGACGTTGGCCGCATCGAAAACATCCAGGCCGGTGAGTCGGTGTCGGTGAACAACCGCACTTTCTCCGGACCTGTCTCAATCGTTCGAGGTTCCGCACTTCGCGAGACCTCGATTGTCCTGATGGGTGCGGACGGAAACACGTCGGCGTCCATCGCAGCGCAGCAGGAGGTCGATATGGCGGATCCCGCCACCCAGACGCCCGACGAGACCACCGTCTCGGCGGAAGCCACGGCGACGGTCGCCGTGGAGACCCCGAAGCCCGAAGTCACGGCGACCGCCACCCCGGCGGCCCCCGCGATCGACAAGGAGCAGCTCGTGAAAGAGATCAAGGCGGACATTCTGGCCGACCTCCGGACCTCGCGTGCCCCAACGCCCGCGATCCACGTCCAGGCCGAGCCCGTGGACGGCGTGAAGGTGGTGGAGGCCGCCCTGTGCAAGCAGGCCGGTCTGCCGCACCTCGACAAGGCGTTCGACGGTCGGACGCTTGAGGCGGCCGACAAGGTCGTGCGTGACGTGTCGATCTCGCAGGTGTTGCTCAAGGCCGCCAAGGCCAACGGCTACGCCGGCAGCGACCGGATCACGCAGGCCAACGTCATGCCGATGCTGCAGGCGTCTTTCGCGACGCACGACATCAGCAACTTGCTCGCCGCCCTGGTGAACAAGTTCCTCCTCGCCGGCTTCATGGCCGTTGAGCGTTCGTGGCAGGAGATCGCCGCGATCCGCAGCGTTGCGGACTTCAAGGCGATCAACCTCATGCGTCTCAACGGGTCGCTGAAGTTCCAGAAGATCGGGAACGCCGGCGAACTGAAGGTCGCCGCCGTGAACGACTACAAGCGTTCGGTGAACGCCGACACCTGGGGCATCACCACCCAGCTCACCCGGCAGGACATCATCAACGACGACCTCAATGCGTTGTCGATGGTGCCGCAGCGGATGGGCCGTGGTGCCGCCCTGGCGATGAACGACGCCATCTGGGCGGAGTTCCTTTCCAACAACTCCACGTACTACCAGAGCGTGACGGCTGCGGCCGGCAACGCCCTGGCTTACGCGGGGCTTGAGACCGCCGTGACGGCTTACCGTCGGCTCAACGATCCGGATGGCAATCCGCTGTCGATTGCCCCTCGGATCATCCTGTGCCCGCCGGAGCTGGAGCCGAAGGCGGTGCAGCTCATGACCCAGTCGGCCCTCATCACGACTGCCCTCGGCAGCACGTCGAGCAAGGCCGTCGAACCCTCGGCGAACCCGTTCGTGGGCCGCTACAAGATCGTCACCAGCAACTACCTGTCGGCCGCGGCCACGCCCGCAAACTCGACGTGGTGGCTGCTCGCCGATCCGGCGGACCTCTCGGCGCTCGACGTGGTCTTCCTCAACGGTCAGCAGGTGCCGACCATCGAGCAGGTGATGATCGACTATCAGCTCCTGGGCGTCGGCCTTCGTGGATACCTCGACTTCGGCGTCATCAAGAGCGAGCCGCTGTCGTGCCTCCGCATGGCCACCGCCTGACCGTGATAACCGTGGCCGGGCGGCGGCGGGCTGTCTGCCGCCGCCCGGCATGACTACCAACCAACTCCAGTTCCGAAAGGGTTTTTCTGATGGGCTCGTATTACCAGGACGGCGATCTGATCGACTACACGCCGGGTTCGGCGGTGGCGGCGGGCGACGTGGTGCAGGTCGGCAAGCTCGTGACGGTCGCTCCGCGGCCGATCGCGGCGAACACGCTCGGTGCCGTGGCTGTCGAAGGCGTCTTCTATCTGCCCAAGCCCACCGGGGCCGGCACGGACTACGCCCAGGGATCGAAGGTTTACTGGTACAACTCGCAGGCCGTGACCGGCGTGACGGGTGTCCAGGCGGGCTACGTGGCCGTCGCTCCGGCGACGACCGACACGACCGTCCGCGTGCTGCTGTTCCCCGGCTCGTGATACCAACCGCAGGGGCGGGCGGGGCTACGACGCTACCGGCCCCGTCCGCCTTCCTGCGGAATTCAGGGGTGAAGCGTGCAAGACATGATCGCCCTTGGCGAGTCGTGGTTTGAGTCGCAGCGGCAGCAACACCTGGCCGTGACGGTCAACTACCGTCCGCTTGTGGGCCTGGCCCGGGACTGCCGGGCCACGCTCATCACCGGCCGGTGGGAGTCGGCGGACGCCGCGGGCACGATCCTGAGGATGGAAACTCGGGATTTCATCATCAACCGGGCCGACTTGCCGCAGGATCCCAAGAAGGGCGACACGATCGCGTCGGTGGAGAACGGCGTCGAGGTGCTGTACGAGGTGATGGTGCCGCCCGGTGCCCAACACCATTGGCAGTGGCAGGATCGCAACCAAGTCATTCGGCGGATTCACACGATGGTCAAGTCTGGTGCCGCGGCCTCCGCCAACGACTCGCTCCTAGTGCGGGCGATCGGCGTCTCAACGGCCTCGGACATCACCGACGCTCAGATCAAGGCCCAACTTACGCTTGACCTTGGCACCGGCCGCACGCTGGCGAAGCAACTTGCACCGTCCGCGGCCTACCTCTACGTGGTGCTGCCAGACTCTTTCGGCACGCCGCTGATCTCGGTCGGCGGCTTCCGCGTGACGGCGTGGGAGCTGACCAGCCGCAGCATCACGTTTGACGGACAGACGGCCCGTGCGTACCGCATCTACCGCAGCACCTATCCGGTGTCTGGTTCTGTTTTGGTGGAGGTGGCGTGATGGCCGAGATCAAAGGCACCAACGTCGTCGCCCCGGTCGTGCCATTGAATACGACCGACGTGCATCCGACGCACGTCGCGGCCTATGGGCAGGGTGGCTATCGCACGGTGGCGACAAACACCGATCGCGACGCCATCCCGACGCCTCGTCGAGAGCAAGGGATGCTGGTGTACGTCACGGCTACTGGGATGACGTGGAGGTTGGGGGCTGATCTGGCGACGTGGACTGAGTATGCCGGTGCCGTCGGGGCCACCGGTCCAGCAGGCCCAACAGGGGCCACAGGCCCAGCCGGCACGACGACCTGGGCCGGGATCACAGATAAGCCAACGACGTTCCAGCCGTCGAGCCACGCATCGACGCATTCGGCAAGCGGCAGCGATCCGATTACTGTCGGAACGGTGCCGTATCGGTTCGTCAAAACAACCACCGGCGGAAAACTGACGACGGCCAGCGGCATCAGCACGCTGGAAGTCACGACGGACACGGCCAGCAACCTGTCGTCGATCGACGGCCTCGTAAACGATGCTCAGTCGTATGGGCTAGGGCAGGCGGTCGCGAGGGCAATCGCGCAGCAGGACGTCACGGTTAGAACCGCTTTTGTAAACGCGCCAGCCACCAGCGGAAACGCGGCAGATTACGCAATCTTTAATGCGTACTACGACGCCAACACCGTGTTTGGCGTGAGCGCAAGCGGTGACGTTACCGTAGCCGGAAACTTGTCGGTCGATGGAACTATCTCGGGAACCGTCAGCGCCGCAAACCTGTCTGGAACCATTCTTCCGGCGCGGCTTCCTGTCGCGACCAACGCAGCACTCGGTGGCGTGATCGTTGGCAGCGGGCTGTCTGTGTCATCCGGCACAGTGTCCGCCAACGTGACCAGCGTGGCCGGCAGGACCGGAGCGGTCACGATCGCCGCAGGTGACGTGTCGGGGCTCGCATCCGTGGCGACCGCTGGCACGTTCGCCAGCTTGACTAGCAAGCCCACGACGCTGTCCGGCTACGGCATTACCGACGCTGCCACGTCAACGCACACACACGGCAACCTGACCAACGCGGGAGCGATCGGCTCAACGAGCGGGCAGATCGTCGTCACGACAACCGGCGGCGTGCTGACAACGGCGGCTACGATCTCGGCCGGTAGCGTGTCGGGCCTCGCTGCCTCGGCCACGACGGACGCGACAAACGCGAGCAACATCACAAGCGGGACGCTGGCGGCGGCCCGCCTTCCCGTGACGGTTGAAAAATCGTCGGCGGTCGGCAATAGCGGAACCTCCACCACGCTGTCGCTCTCGTCCGCTAGCGTCCAAACCGTGACGCTTAACGGCAACTGCACATTCACAATGCCGACGGCGACGGCTGGAGCAACGCTCACCGTCATACTCTCGCAAGGCGGCAGCAATACCGGCGCGTTCACCGGGGTGAAGTGGCCCGGCGGGACGGCACCAACCATTACGACCGGGGCTGGAAAAATCGACATCGTGACGTTTGTCAGTGACGGCACCAACTGGTACGGCGTCGCCGTGCAAAATTTCGCATGATCTCGGCTCGACTTGGTTTCATGGGGCCGACCTTCAGTCCGAAAAGTATTTCGGGGCTGAAGGTATGGCTTGATGTGTCGAACTATGCGTCGCTGACGTTCAACGGATCGGCCGTTTCGCAAATCAACGACCTTTCAGGTAACGGATTTCACGCGACGCAGTCAACCGGGTCGTTACAACCAACGTATGTATCAACTGCTATCAACGGAAAGCCGGCCGTAAACTTTAATGGCTCTCAAACGCAGAAACTCACGACCGGCGCAACGATAGCGGACTACGTCAACACGCCAACGACAAACCCTCAGTTTACGTTTTTGGCTGTGTGGAAGATTCCTGGTCTTGTGACAGATGGGTACACCATAGCCTGGGGGTCAGACGCTAACGCCAACGGCAGAGTGTTTTTCAACACGTTCTATGGCGGCGGGAATATGTTGTTTGACGTCGTAAGCCCGAGCAGTGGCCGCTTGACTGCCACGTTGACAAAATCCAACTATGACAACGCCGCAATCGTGCTGACTGGATTGAAAAATGGCGCAACAATGTCAGTGCGACGAAACGGAAACGTAGAAGCAACGAAGACAACGGCGAGCGGAAACTTTTCCGCAACCACTGCAAAGTTCAACGTGGGCACCGCAGACACGACAGGCTGCGCCGCTCAGTTTGCTGAATGCCTTCTCTATTCTGGCGCGTTGTCTTCTGCTGATTTGTCGGCCGCCGAGCGTTACCTGGGAGCAAAGTGGGGGGTAACAGTCGCATGAGGTTCTTTCGCGTGCTGTCGGGCGATGAGGTTTATGAGTCCGTTCGAGCGTCGCTCGATCTCGCGTGGGGACACCCGAACGCGGAAACAAAAACGGAAACGTGCCTACCACCTGCAACAGAAGTCACACGCGACGGCACCGGGCGTGTGGTGGTTGCCGTCGAGGATGCGTGGTGCGAGTACGAGCCCGCCAACGAAATGATCCCGCAGCTAGTGGCCGCATCGGCGATCGAGGAGATCACGGTGGACGAATGGCGGTCGCAGGTGATTGCCAGGCCGCCCGCCGGCGATGCGGAAGCTCTCTGACCGTCAAAATCCCGGGGTTTACGCCCAGGAGTATTTCGATAGCCTTGTCGGTGAACG